CGGCGCCCTTGCGTTCGGCGAGGTCGGCACGTTGGTCGTGACCGCCGTAAACGTCGCGACGGCGGTGCCGTTCGTGACCACGATACCGCTGACAGTCAGCGGGACCGGATAGTAACCTTGCGTGATGTAACCGGTGCCGATGCCCGTGGCGCTTGCGGCTTGCATAACCGGGTCACCGAAGTACACCGGAACGGTGCTGGATGACGAGATTGCGGCTTGGGTTTGCTCAAACGTCGGCGTGACGCCAGTCGCGTTGTATTGCAGAAAGCCATTCGGCGCTGAAGTGTTCGCCATGACGGAACTCCTGATCTGGAGTCGTCATGCGCCACCGGGGGCACTAGACCCAACAATCTCGTAATCAAAACTCAGCGCCGAGCTGAGAGGTTGTAAGGATTACAAACTAACGAAAATCAAATGTCAAGCGTTGTCGAAAGAATAATATCCGCCCGCGTCACGGAAGCACGCGAGACACAGGATATGCCCCAGCATATGCGGCCGTCGCTCGCAGTCCGCGCATAGCACCAGCATCACAGCGGCGTTGCCCGCAGCAACGCATCGGCGAGCGCAAGAGAATCCGTCACGACTGCATCGGTGGGTTTCTCGCGCACGATAGTTGCCGCAACGAATAGGGCGGCGAGCGCAAGCCGCACTTTCTGACGCTCATCGGGCGGGATCATTCTTTCGGAATCGCCATCGGTGAATATGACTTGCGGATGCCGATGTTGATCGGATCGCCTTTGTTCGTGTTCGCAAACGGCGATGTTTGACCCGCTGGCGCTTGCGTAACCTCGCGCTCCTTGCGGCCGACAAGTTCGTTCGCCTTGCGTTTCTCGCGCAATTGCGCGTCCTGCTCAATCTCAATGGGCCGCTCGCACAGGATCTGGCCTTCCATCTCAATCGTGTTGCCTTTCCAGTCCTTCGGCATGAGTTCGGGGTGGCGCGATAGAGGCACCGGGTCCCAACCGCCGGCGTTGCGGCGCATTTCGTAGGATGGCAGCGATTGACCGAGAACCGATGCCAATTTCCACTGGTACGTCCAGCCATCGGGGATGATGCGCGGGTCAATGGCGAACTTGTCGTTGGCCTCAAAATCGTCGTTGCGATGATTGCGAAGTTCCGCCGCACGCCGCGCGGCCCGAGCGCGCGGGCTTTCCTCGGCGTACTGGATTTCCGCCATCGGTTCCGGCTCTGCGGCGACTTGCGGGGACGGCAACGGCGCATGCGGCCCTTTCTTGCGGGGCGCGTCGCCAATCAATAGATCTTCGTTCGGCATGGGAATCTCCTAAATAGTGGCCGGCCACGCGAGCAAGGGAGGATGCGTGGGAACGCGCAACCCGCCGCCGGCAGTCATGGTTACTTTCGATGCCAGGGTGACGGCATGACTAAGACCCTGGCCGCGTGGATGCGCGGCATTGACCTTCAAACCGTTCAATTGAGCTTACCTTCGCGCTTGAGCGCGACCTTGTTCTGGGCATATTCCTTGTCCGACATGCCCATGATGGATGCCATTTCGCGTTCTTCAGCGGTCAACGTGACGACGTTCGACCGGGGCGCGGCGCCATTGCCGGAGCGCGACACGGGCGCAGACGCGGGCGCGGTGCGCTGCGTCTTGGGCGCGGCGGCTTGCGATAGCGCCGAATCGTCCGCTTGCGTCGTTTGGCCAATACCAAGGCGTTTTTCGACGTAAGCGAAATACTCCGGCGAGTCCGGCGCGATGCCTTCGTCCACCGCATCTTCGGCGGCGCGGATCATGCGGCGATTCTTGACCGGATCGCGCACCATGTCGGGATGCGCGCGGAGCCACGCGGCCGACGGCGGCGAAACGCGGCTCGCCAACTGCTCTACGGGGTCCGACATCACGATAGGTTCGGGCTTGGGGGCCTTTTCCATCTGTTTTCGGCCCGCTTCCAACTGCGTCAACTGCGCAGCGGCGTCCGCCATCTGTGATTGCGCCTCGGCGGCGGCGTGCCAGTCGCCAGAGGCGGCAGCGGCGGCGTATTCTTGCTTCAAAGCGGCTTTTTGCGCCGTAATTTGCGAAATTGCATTTTTTACAAGGTCCAGTTGCGTGGTTTGGACCTCAGTACGCGCTTTGACCTCGGCTTGGGAGGCGATTTCGGCGTTCCGCTGCGCTTCTTCTCGAGCCGCGCGCTCGTCCGCGAGCTGTTTTTGCAGCTTCGCGATTCCTTCTTCGGGGTCTACGACGGTTTTGGCGACCGGTTTGGGGTCTTTTTCGGGTGGCGTGACTTCAATTTCTGCTTCACCGGCCAGCGTTGCCGTGCTGATGGTGTCGGAAGCATCCAATTCGATCTCAATGGCGTCTGCGGTGGCTGACATGATTACCACACCACTTGCGGGTTAGAGACTTTGCCGCGAATTTGATCGTCATACACAAGTCGGCATGGGACAAAATCCTCACGCTTGAGCGTATTGGGGTCGCCGTTGACATCCAACGCCCATGAATCGGACGGCCGCACCACAACCCAGTCGTGCAACGCAATCGGAATGCCGTAAGTGATGCCGGTCTTGGGGTCGGTACGCATAAATTGGCACGCGGAACCGATCTTGACGACGAGCCCGACCTTCCCTTGGTACAGATCTTCTTTCAAACTGTTCTGCGTGAGGATGATGCCGCCGGCGGTTTTCTCCGGTCGGCGATAAATCGCGATCAGCGCTTCGTTCTGCGCGATCTCAAAGTGTCCTAAATCGCCCAGCCGGTCAAGGATCTCTTGTTTCGGATCGGGCTCGCCCGTAGTGGGCTTTTTCAAGGCGGATGGCATGCATTACCTCTTGGCGGCTAGGGTGTTGGCTTCGTCGCAGTAGTTGTTCACGACGCGATCCAGCGCGTTGATTTGCCCCACGACATAGCGAAATTCGTCATAGGACTGGATGGTTCCGGGCGCTTGTAAATTGGCTTGCAGTCGCGCGATTTCTTCAGCGACCAATTGCTGCAATTCAGCCTCAAAATGAGATTTCGGCGCGGACATTAGCCGTAGGCGGCGCGCTTCTCTAATCGACCACGCGCACCGCCGCCACCCGCGTCAAGCGGATAAGCGCGGCCACCGGCTTTGCGCATTTGCGGCGGCGGCATCGCGCCTTGAGGCGCCGGAGCGCCAGCGGCCGGCAGCGGCGGCGGAGCTTGATGCAATCCCGGCGGACCACCGGGCGGCATGCCGGGAGGCGGCATCGGCATTGCGGGTTTCGCTTGCGGGGGCGCAATGATGATGTTGACGTTCATGCCCTTCTTGGCACTGCCGCCCTTCGCGCGGGCGAGCCGACCGCCAACGGGGCGCGTGCCTTCTAGTTTGCCGTCGGCAACGATTTCGCCGCCAGTCTTGCGAGCCGGTTTGGCGTCGCTCATCTTCCACAGTTTGTCGTAATTCTTTGCCTGCGTCGGCTGCGAATTGTAAGGATCGACGCCCTGCTTTTGGCTCATTTTCATGGCCGAGATTGCGATCCGCTGCGCAGGACGCGAGGTCGGGCCACCAGCGGCGCGCATCATGGGGCGGCCGGCAGGGCGCATTTCAGGACGAACCGGCATCGGCCGACCACCCATGGGACCACCGACGAATTTCTTGGCGCGGCCACCGGATTTCAGTCCGCCTTCATGCTTTTCGCCGTCGCGGAATCCATTAGCCTTTTTCATGTCCACGTTGACGAGATCATCAACCAACGGGCCACCGCTCATGCGCGGCTTTCGGTCGGCGCGCTTGATGGCCTTCGTGCCATGCACTTTGCCGCCAGCGCGGTACGCGCGGCGCGAAATCACGCGCATGCCGGTCTGAACGCCGCCTTTTTCGCCCAGCGGTTCGGTCCAGCCGGAGGCGTCAATCTTGCCCGTGTTGGAGCGTGTGATACGCTCAACTTTCTCTTTGGCGCGGGCGCGGGAACGTTCGGACAATTCGCTCATATTGTGGAACTTACACCCGGCGTGTAATTCTTGCAAGTCACTCGTCAATGCCCTTGTCCACTTCCTTGATGATCGCGTTCGCTTTCTTACCGGCGCCCGACACGTCCACTTGCGTGCCGGTTTCGGTCGTCGGCGAGCGGATGACGTCGCTCGCCAGACGGATAGCGGCGTCTTTTTCCTTGGCGGTTCGGTCTTGATCGCGGTTCTGGTTTTCGACTTCGGCCATTTTTTCTTTCAACGCCACGTCGCGCGCTCGCGTGTGCGAGTCCAGTATCTTCGCCTGCGCCAACGCTTGATCGACGGGCGTGTCTACCTGATGAGTCTCGGCGCCTTGCAATCCTTCCGGCTTCTGTCCGTAGTGCCCTGTGTCGATCTTCGCTTGCACGTCGGCGGCTTTGGCTTTGGCCTCGGCGGCTCGCGCATTGGCTTCCGTGACCTTCGCCTGCGCGGCGGCTTTCTCGTTCGCCATTTCGGCCTGCATCTGTTGCAATTGCGGCGGCGGCGCGGCTCGAGCGGCCGGCGGCACGAAGAACTCGTCGGGGTTCGGCCAGCCAATCGCGGAGAGGGCGGCGGAATCGACCTTGATCGGATCGTACAGATTCGGGGAGGCGGATTGTAATTGTTTCAAGGCGACCACTTTCATGAGCCGCTGACCGCTGCTGGACGTGTTCGGGTCGGCTTGCGGCACCAGATCGCAATTGTTGAGCGCGTCCAAGAATTTCTGCTTGTCCCATGCGGTTTTGGACTTGCACGGCCGCGCGTAGAAACTCTCCGGGTGATCTTTGAATACCGCTTTCAGCAACTGGAATTCTTCGGCCTGCGCCGCGTGCATGCGTTTATGCACCGCGTTCATGACTTTGATGGCCTGCTCAATCATCGCCATCGTGGTGCCAACCGGTACGTCCGCGCGGCCTTCGCCGACTTGGACTTCCGCCGTGCCGCCGATGCGCCGGCCGGTTTCGACCATGTTATCGACAAGCTGCATCATCGGCCCCATGTGCGCCGTTTCATACGGCAGCGGCGAGACGGCCTGCCCGATGGGCATGCCCTGCGTATCGACCGATGCGCCGCCGCCTGGAGGCACACGAAACACGTTCGTATTCTGGCGCGTGCCGGATTTGGCGATCAAAAATCCAGGGAAGTTCGCGAACATGCCGTTATCCAGCATTTCGCGCCACGCGGCCGTCACGGCGTTTGTCGTGTTGCCCAAAATGTGCAAAAGCCCGATGCCATAGAAACCGATCCCCGGCACAAACGGGAACTTGACAAACCGCTTGTGCGCGGTCGGCAAACGCTCGTCTAGTTCGTGGAAATTGCGCGTGATGGCAAGGATCTTGCGGCTGGATTTGTCAATGGTCACAACATACGGGATGTCTAGCCCCGTTTCCTTGCCGTCGATCTTGTGCTCAAACCCGCGAATGTTCAGTTCGCAGTAGCATTCATACACCAGTCGCTCGCGATTCTGCGGGCGCTGTAGGGAGTCATCGCGGATACCCTGCTGCGCTTTTTCTTCCTCTTGCAGCGCGTCCAGTTCCTGCATCATCGCATCGCCCAATTCCACATCGCGATACACGCCCATGATTTGCAAGCGCTTCACGGTTGAGGGGCGGATCATGGTCTTGTGCGTGACGCGGCTTGCGTTCGCGATGTCGGTCGCCGACTGATTCACGATCAGGTCATCGGCATCGACGGATTCAGAGACGGGACGATTGCG